AATCTTGTTCCAAGTCACCGCCGCTTGGTTGACCGAAAAGGCGTTACTTAAAACAAAATTGTCCGCATCTGAAATGCTGGCGATTTCTCTAATCTCCCCCGATTGCGCTCCGCTTGTTAATCTCGCAAAGTTACCCGCCGCCGCACCGTGTGCCGTGCTTGCCACAGCCGTCCCCGTACTGGTTAGAGTGTTAGGTCCTGCCGTAATCGTGGCAGCAAAAGCATCTAAAATATCCGCTGTAACTTCATTAGCATTGACTAAGGCAGTAATAATGGCCCGACCCGCACCGGATATAATTTGCCGTCCCACGTCCGCCGCGAGAAACACGCCACTACCACCCCGGAAAGGAATAGCTGTCCCTGTGTTCGCCCCGACTCCGAGGGTTTCAGACAGATCCGTGTCGGCCTCAAAGCTAGGGGGAGGAGTAAAAGTGATAGTGGAAAACGTCCAGTTAGTATCAGATACCCGGCTGAGTTTGCGTTGTGCGTGGTTAGGATGAAATAAAAAGAGTACGTCCGCCGATTGAGTGAAATGAATATCCCTTAATTCCGCCTCAAGGTATGGGGTTACTACCTCAACGGCTGGACCCGCCGCACTGGTGGTGATCTGTGCGCCGTTTTTGTAGAAACGAATATAGAGGTTTCCAAACTCAAGGATAAATGCGTCGGTAATGTCCCGCTCAAAAGGGATAAGGATAGTGTCCTTAGTTGAGTCCTTGACCTCTGCTACAAAGCGGAGTCCTGGCCGCCGATCCGCTCCCCCCTGGCGAAACAGTAGGAAATTCTCAAGGATCTGACAGCCGTTAAAGAATTTGGCAAGATCGGGCCTACCTTCTAACTTGGGTGACAACTCGCCGGAAGAAAAATTCGTCTGAAGCTTCCTTGCAACCGCCATTTACCGTCCATCAATCAAGTCCGTAGTTACGAGCTTTTCCGTGGTCCCTTCCTGGCCGTCCACCGCCATTGCCGTGGGCAACAACACATCCACCGCTTGTTTTAATAAGGACGCGCTCTTTTTTTCATCCTTGCTAATGGCATTGGCAAACCGCGAGGCAAGCCAGGTGGATATGACCTCACAAAACAAGGCATCCCAGATATTCGGGTCCTCTTCCCGCCTGATATAAAGGATCTTCATCTCGCCATCATTGGTGAGTAATTTCCGCCCCTCTATTTTAAACCGCTCCGGTTGCACGGCCTCAAGTAGTGTTAATTGAGAGGTGTCTAAACTCGCCCCGTTAGCTTCCACCACCTTGAGAGAGTCGGCTGGGAGGGTGTATTGGAATTGAAATTCAAAGGTAGGGGTTGCCGCGTCCTGGGCAAGCTCGACCCGCTTCATGGCAAAATTCCAATGGTGACTCCGCAAGACGGAATCCCTGATAAGGGGATAGAAGACTAGAGCGTGGTTTGCGTTGACGCTCCCATCATCAATAGCGGTTATCCGGTTGGCCCCGATTTGGCCTAATGCGTCGTTTATTACGTCTGTTACACTCGGCATGGCTTATCTCCCTAAATTCTTGGCCCACAGTTGCCCCAGGATCAACGATCGCCCCTCAACATGACCTAAATCACCTACCAACTCATAAGGCTTTTTATTCATAGGCCCTCGATGCCTGGATAACGATAAAGGACCGAGCCGCAGCCGTGACCCCCGTAGCGACCAACTTTAAAGTAACGGCGACAATGGAATCAAAAATATCCGATTTCCCAGCGGCTAGAGCTATATCTACGGCATTACTTCGCAACCGTCCGTAATTACCACCTACAGCATCGCCTAGTTCAACATTCACCGTTTCCGGTAATGTCCCAGGTGAAATAATATTTAGGGTTAAGCCCCTTGCCCCCTCCGCACCATGTAAAACTAATTCGTTGGACTCCGTTTGTCCGTTTGGTATTGTTACGGTGGTGATTTTCTGCGCCATATTTACCTGCCTATGTTATAGGAGTTATCGGAGTGACCCCACTTACGTCCAGGAGCTTACCGGCCCCCGCGCTTACAATAGTCGTAACGTCCGCCCCGTTAAAAACAAAAGCACCTGAATCCGCCGCCATGATAACATCCCCGCTTACCTCCGTGGCCACGTCCTGACCGGTAAACGTGTACGCACCCACAACCGCAGACATTGAAATATCAACCGTGACATTCTGCCCCGAGTAAGCGTAGATCCCAGCACTCGCCAGCATAGCCAGGTCAGAGGTAATATTTTGACCTGAAAAAGCATAGGTGCCAGGGGTGAGGGATACGCTCAAGTCAACAGTGATATTTTGGCCCGCAAAGGAATAGGTGCCTGAGTCAACTAGCTGGCCAATGTCGAAAGTAGCCGCTTGGCCGGTAAGAGCAAAACTGTCCGTTGCTACGGACATTGAAATATCAGATGTGACGTTTTGGCCGGAGAGAGCGAAAGTGCCAGCGTCCGCAGCCATTGTGATGTCACCAACCGCCGCTGGTACTCTTACTGCGATGACACGGGGGCGCAGAATCAAAGGCGCAAGAGGATTTCGGAAATGTAACAAATCCTCTTCAATACCAATGTCTCGATTATAAACGAACATGGCAAGAACTTTGCCGTTCCACTCATGGGTGTTTGAAGCCCGCCGCCGAGCAATAAAAAATGTGTTGTCATCGCCAAGCCCAATAGTACCACCTTCAATACCCGACTGTGCCAGCCCATCCAAGGACATTCGTACGGTTGAACCAGCAGCGTTCCATCCACCAACGAGCATGTGTACGCCTGTGTCAACGACAATAGACTGTATGTCAATCTGAGTACCACCTGTGAGAGTTACAAAGCTGTATGTGTCTGACACTGACCCATCATAGATAAACTGCCAACCATCGGCGTTAGTCGAGTTTTCTGTCCGACACATAACTCGTTGATTATTATCTGTGTCATTGTCAGTAGCCAGCCACATGATCACCGAGAAATCTTGTGAGTTGACGATAAAATCATATCTGGCATCGTCAGGGATGTTGATGTGATCGCCGCCCTGATTAAAGTTAAGTAAATCAGTTGGCCGCGTGTATGTATCACCCAACCTGTTGCCATCAAGTAACTGCCATTCAGTATTAGGGATCATGCTTTCAAGAGTTCCATGATTTCCAAACCCACTTACGTCGAATAACGTGTCCCCTGTCCGACCCAAAGCTGGCACCCACGCACCGACTAATCCTCTCCACGTTTGAGGATACAAGGACATATCAGGCCCACGGGCGTAGCCTTGTTGGTAGGAAGGGAGTATTAAACCTTGAGACATTTACGTTTGTATCTCGTCAATGATTTCTTGGATGTGGACAGAAGTCTCTATCCCATCAGTGTCGGCAATAGTCTGACCAGATTTGTTGTGAATGACTAAACATCCATGAGTAGTTGGTGGATTGATGATACCAATCTCTGCTATTTGAATGTCAGCATCCAAAGTAAGAATCATTGAACCTATGCGATAAAGTTGGGGCAAAGCCTCAATACCAGAAGCAGCATCACCTCCATACCCTTGATAAGCCCCCACAGCACCACTTAGATTGCCAGGGTTATCATTTCCTACTGTGGAATTGTTGCTGTAACCAATCCAGAAATCAACCGTAAGACCAGCAACGGGCGCGATGTCGAACTCCATAGCAGCAACCACTCTCCACAGTGCTCCCCAAGGAGCTGAGAAGGAAAACTTTACGCTTTGGCCTAACGTGCCGGTAGCAAAGTTAAGGAAAGTAAACAGATCAGTTTCAGTACCAGTTAACCCTGCACCAGGGGTCCCGTTACAGTCAGAAGCCCCAACGACGATCTCTGCACCAACTTTGCGTAATACATCATTCGCCATAACTAAGCCCTCGCCTCAACGATATTACCTAAGCCTGGACTACCAAGGTCAAGCTCTACAAGGCGACTAACGGTTTCCACCCTTGCAGCAGCTAAATTGGTTACTGTGGTGGAACCCCCGCCAAACAAATCCTTAATGACATTGGCACCCATTCCAAACGGGTCAAGATTCTCAGATGCTACCAACGCAAGGAACTGTGATTTCCCGGCATCAGTCAAAGCATCATAGGCCGCATCGACCACCTGTGCTGCTACCTCTCCGCCTGTCATGATTGTCCTGTTGCGGCTTCTGGTTAGTGCTTCAAGATCTGCTAGGACTTGAAGATCCGTCATACTCGCATAGTTTCTGGGAAGTGGGTCTGTAAGAATCTCCGTTTTCATATCACTATATTGTTTTCTGGTTTGTGCCATTTACCCTCCTACTTCGCATCGGGTTTGCTTAGTATTCGGTCCCACTTCCTATGGAATCTGTGTCGCCGTATCACTTAAATCAGTATGCTTGTTTGGCACTGGTACATCAGCACAACTGATATTGGAGGCGTTTGCTGATCCAGCAGCGTTAAAAGAAATCACCCTGTAACAATACAGGTTTGAATCAGGAGGAGCAGCATCGGTAAAGGTAAGGACATCCTGTTCCACTCGGTCAATCTCAATGAAACCAGTATCACTAGGTCCCTTCCTTTCGATTATGGTCCCATCTTCGTTTCTCGGACTAACCGAATTGTCTTTCCATTGAAGTACATGTTCATAGGTTTGCGAAAACGCCTGGGTCGCTACTAACAAAAATAAAAAGCACAGTATCTTATGAAGCATTCTTGAGCCTCCTGTAATAATACCCTCTGGGTATTCCAGCCTTTTCACAACCCTTCGTGATTGATTCTTCCTGTACTATCCTGGCAATCACCGAATCCAGCACAGCCTCAACCACTGGCTTTTCCACCGCCGATGCCATAGCGCGGATAGTAACCGCACACATGAATTCGTCCATGTCGTTGCTGTGCCAAACTAGGGTTTCTTTGCCTTGGTCCATTATGGCTATTTTGATTGAGGCCACGTTAAGTAATCGTGATCGTCGTCGCGCCGAAGTTGACTGTGAACGTATCACCGGCATTTAAGTCCACCGCCGAGCCGTGATCCCATCGACCAATGAGCAGATCCAATCCGGCAGAGGCCCCGCTTGTGTTGTAAAAAACAACGTACCGGAATTGTGCTATCGCACCGCCCGTGGCCGTAAAGACAACATCTGTGCAGCGTAAGCGTCCCGTACCAGCCGGGCTTTCATCCCAGACGTTAGTTGTATCATCCCCGCCAGCCGTGTAGCCGTTACCAGCCGCTATTTCCGTTATATCGGCAAAGCTGGTATTAGTATCCACAGGGGCAGTAAGAGCTAAAGCGACATTGAGTTGATCCGTGTTGAGGTTATGACTGGCTAACCCCAACTGCTCAACAAAATCATCGAATTTTTCAAAACTAGCCATTGCCATTGCCTCCCATCGGTCTGACTTTCATTCCCAAGTGCAAAGGGTCCGCATAGAGAATATGATTCCGTTGCGGTTTGATAATTTTGCTTTGTCGGTCCTTCACCATGTTGCCCACTAACTCTTTCACCTTAGCCTCAACCTTTTTAATTTCGGGATCTGTAGACCCAGCCAAGGCCGCGAGCATGGCGGAAAGCCACACCCCCACCGGAGCCGCCAATTGCTCCCCGTTTTCCAGGTTGAGGGTTATCATCTGAAATGGTTGCTTTTGTTCCATAGTTACCCCGTAGCCGCTAGGCCTCGTTTTTTTAGGAAACTATCAAACTCCCTTTTTGCTTCTGCAAACTCTGCTTTCTTTTGTGCGATAGCCACATCCCATTTGTCCTGCTCTGGTTTTAATGCAGCTTGGGCATTGGCCAACTGTACCCCAAGGTCCGTTACCTTTTTTGTCCATTCATCCGCCTTGGTCTTGGCCGTAAACATCCGCTGGCTATGCGCCTGAATTTCCTTTTCCGCCTCACGTTGCTTGGAGGCTTTCCTAACTGCAAATTCCTGATCCAAACCGGCAATTTGCGTAATCAAGGCAAGTTTCCGCTCTTCCAGTGCAGGCATTTCCTTTCTCACTTGCGCAAAGCCCTCAACTACCATCTTTAATTTCACCCGCCCACGCCGTTGTGCATCCTCCGCCCTATCCTCCGCTTCCATCTGGTTTAATGCGCTCAAAACTTCTGCAATCGCTCTGTCTTCCATTGGATTCTCCTATTGCTTCCAAAATGGTTTTTTATTGATCCAGTGACCACGCTCACGGTCCCGCTTGACGTGGTTGTAAAGGCTATGGGTTGCCATGCCGAGGGATGCGGCCGCTTTGTTAATATTGCCCTGAAAGGCCATGACCCGCTGTAACATGACCTGAGCTTTTATCTCTTCCAAAGTCGCCTGTTGATTAGGTTGATTGGCAAATTCCGCCCGAGCATCATCCGACTGTCTTGTTAACTCCAAGACCTCAAAGACCGAAGGGCATTCCGTGACCTTACATTCCCTTGAATGGCCAGCATCGAGGCACAGGTCACAAATCCGCCTAAATAACGGCCCCTGCTCAAACCGTCGTCCGCAATGCGCACAATTGGCCTTGCCTACCTTCATGCTGCCATTGCCTCCCGGACCCTTTTGACAATCATCTCCAAGTCCCCGCTGGCTTGCCATTGGGACCACAGACTATAATCCCCTTTGCCCAGGACCATATGATCTCGATAGGTTTGATCCATAGGTGACTTATTGTTACCGAAATGGAGGTGTTCCACTATCACCTCGGGGCAGAAGTGTAGGCAATCAAGAGCTCGCGCAATTTGCCCCCAAATTTGGTCGATGAATAGATGCCAGAAACCGGGAGGAGACAGCCAACCAACGGCCCGGAGAAGATTCCCACCGATCACCGGATGAACCGGAAACCGATCTGGGGCGTAACCCATACCAAACAAGTCATCGCCAAAACTAACGCCCCATAATCCCGCCGCCATCGCCAACTCTGTGTCCCAATGCTCAGTTTTCGGTACCAGATCATCCCCGACCCCAACATAGACAGGCTCATGGGGAAACTTTCTGAATATCTCGTTGCAACCTTGCACGGCACCAACCCGAGGCCCCACAATCCAATGTTGCCAACTAGCCCTCGAAATCTTCATGTAATCGTCCAACCTGGGATCGTCGTTATCTATGCGTATAGTTACCGGCAATTCCGTCATGGTCGCTTTGTAAGCAACAAGAAACCGCTCTAAACTTTCCGGCCTGCCCCTTGTAGGTAACAAGATCATTGATCTTTTCGCTTTCGGATTAACCAAAACAGACCGCGTCTTTCATAGTTATTAGGCGCAAATTCCGTGACAGCTTTCACCACTCCATGATGACAGCCATTGACGTAATCCTGATTAATAAATTCGGGATCGTAACTATCCATTTCCATATCGTCACCACACATTAGCCCACCCATTTTTATCTTTGGCCACCAAGCATTAATATCCCGCGATACAGAAAAGTAATCATGTTCCCCATCAACGAAAACCAAATCAAACCAATGAGAAGGAAAAAATTTAGCAACATTGTCGGCTGTTGCCATGATTATTGACACTTTGGAATTATAAGCCTGCGTGTTCCTCATAAACGATTTAAAACGGTAAAAATCAATTTCTTGTTCAGATGGATATTTATAAGGATCAATACAAAGCACCGCCTCAACATTTGGTGATTTAGCAAGAAGCTGTGTTGACCCAATTCCTAGATGACTACCTATTTCAACCACCCTTGAAACAGTAGGTAGTATGTCCAGGACAGCTTGGAACTCTTTTTTAACCCCTGGCGAAATAGGAAGTATTGGGCCGTCTATCATTGCCAGTTTTCCTTTACCCAAGCCTCGTTCGTTTCATGTGGTTTCGGCTTGCCGTGGAAATAAACCACCCGCGTATCCCCTAGCCCTTTGCTACGGACCCAACCCTTAAAGGATTGAACCATGCCGGGGTAGAGTTCATGGAGCCAATCATGGGGGAAATCATCCAGGGCAAGCATACAGTTTTTAGCCTCCACCCGGGCAATATCCGGCCTGGACGGGCACAGGACAAACCCGGAACAGGCATGACCTTTTCGGTAAGGATCCTCGGGTACGGCCAGATCCCCCCGGTAATCGAACAATGGCCCAAGATCCCCCGTGATAATCGTATCCAGCCCCATAAAGGCTATCCGGTCAGCATCTACCCCATACCCTTGCTGACAGACATTACTCCACGCAGAGGGCAACAGGGGCTTAACCTCGATGGGTTCTTGGAAGGTATAGGAATCATCGGTAAGGCAGACAAAGCGGAAGGGCTCTTGATAGTGCCGCTTGATACCGCGGTAGAGCTTATCCACCCAGGACGGATCAAAGCACCTCGACCAGGGAGGGATATCGGTTATTAATCGCTCAAAGTAAACTGTCACCGCGGTAATCATTGGGGTATTTAACGGTGTAAGCGAGATTCTTGGGTGTCCTGGATTACGACTCCCTGATTTCTATTAGTTATTCTCGCTGGCACACCAACAACCAAGTCCCTGGCCATAACATCATGAGTCACTACAGCCCCGGCCCCCACCCGGCCATGTTTGCCGATCCTGATCCCCGGTAGTATTACGACCCCCGCACCAATGGAGCAGTAATCGCCCAGCACAGGAGGCTCTGCCTTATAGTCTGGATTGTTTACTCGGGGATATTTGTCATCAGTCAGGGTCACATTTGGCCCAATAAAGACATAATCCCCGATTTTGGTACTACGAGGGATAAATGCCCCGTGTTGTATTCTCACCGCCTCACCTAAGATGGAATCCGCCCCGATGTAAGCATTACTACCAATGACACAGCCCGGACCCGTTTTGACCCCTTTCTCGACAACGGCGCCAGACCAGACAACGGTGTCCTCCGAGAGCCGAGCATCAGGGGAGACAACTGCTAATGGATGAATCATTTACCTGTTACCCCACCATTCATTGAAAACATCAGACAAGTTGTATTTGTGTCCACAGCAGCGACACCACCTCGCATCACCACTATAAACGGTTGGTTGGTAATCGTGTTTGGCGAATAGACATTTAATCAACTGCCAGGTACGTCCCCAAAATCCATAGTTTCCGTATTGCTGCTCAAACCACTGTCTTTTGTCTCGGCGATAGTTGTAGGATGCATCGGCCATGTTGCCCCCCTATTGATCCGCATCGTCGGTCAACTCGACCCATTCACCATCATCTTGGCCCCCTGCACTAGCAGAACTCATAAACCGTTGAGCCCTGATGGCGATGGTGCCGTCTTGCTGTCTGATAGCGAAGGCATTGACAAAAGTGCCATCGGCTACCGTTGCCACCGCTCTAATTTCAGCCGCCGCGAATGTTGAAAAAGCCGCCATTGACATTTCCTCCTATCGTGATAATTATACCCCCGTGATTAAATTCCCCTGTAAACAGTGTGGATATCATTTCTTTTTTAAACCTTACGACTCACGCCAAGAAGTGAAAATTATCTGTCCAGTATGTTTCCATTTAAGTCAAATAAATAAAGAAGAAGTAGGTCCGCAAGATGTCGAAGCCAACCGACGAGAATTCAATCTATTATTCCCCTTTTAATTCCCTTTATTGATAATTGCCCAATTATGACCATACTCTACACATCCAAAGTAACAGGAGCAGAATACGATTATTGCTACACGCTTGAAATCATAAACGGAATGTATGCCAATTTTGGCTCCTATGATGAAGTTCAACGCTTCCGTAAAGATTATTCATGCAAAGGAACCCTATACACACCAGACGGATACCCCGTTAACGAAACCTCTCTAGTCACACCCTCATAATAAACTGAGTCGTTATTTCCGAGTCCTGTGCCCTTTTGGTAAGTCCCCGGCCCCTCAAGTCCGGTGTCCCATTCTGGCCATTACATAACCGCCAGCCGTTAGGAATCTCAGACGGTTTGTTATTCCAGATCATAATGACCCCAGGAGGAGTCCGGTCCAGGTGGGCAACCTTGGCCACCCTGCCGAGATCCACTTGTCGCACCATGCGACTACGGAGCCGGTTAGTCATGGGGCCCAAAAAACTCCCGCGTCCATCCAGACATTGACCTTACCTTGGCCTTAAACTCAGGGAATCGCGCCATCTCGTTTGTAAGCTGAGTCATTACACCCGAGTCACTGTGTTTGGTGCCCGTGCCATAACCAAAGTTGTCCTTACGCGGCTTGGTTTCAAAAAACCGGGGCACATAGCTCCCAGGACAGCCACACAGGATGATTCTCGCCACACCCATCAAATAGGCTATCTGCATGGCGAAGTAGCCGCTTAAAGAGAATACGGGCGTTAGGCCGTCCCAATGGTAATCAATCTCGGGTGTGTCCCGGATGGTGTGAGATTTCATGTCTTTCATGCGCCGCTCTGAGCTCCGCTTGCGCGATTGACACCAGATTTGTAACTCGGGAGAATGGAGGCTAACCATGTGATCCACCCGAGGGATATACATCCCGGCATCGTTACAACCGAAAACCACCATGTCATCCGTAATCACTCGGTCATATTCCTCAAACACCCCCGCCGCATTCCCACAGATCAAGGCGGTCCGGCCTTGTATAGAGCCTAACAAGCCCTCAACATTGCCGGACCCGAAATAACCCTGATATTCCCAAGCAGCCCCGTAGCTGCCCATCGTTGCCGCGTTGCGGATCGTCATTCAGGTTTAAGTGCCAGGGACGATGGTAAAGTGTCCTTTAATGACTATTCCGACCACGGGATTTGCTCCGCCCCATTGCAACACTACGATGGTGTCAGCCGTTGGCCGAAATTGGTATCCCGCTGTCAAGATGCGATCTTCTTGACCCGCCGCATCCATATCAGCATTTGCAAAATAGCGATTGGCATCTCCTGAGTCTCCAAGGTCTACAGTCACACCGGCTGCCCCTGATGCCCCCAAGACTCCCCAATCCACAAATAGTTCACGCACTTCACAGTTTGCGGGGAGTACGCAAAGATTCACCTCGTCGCTAACACCCGCTGATGCTCCGCCCAATTCGCCGGATATTACCGTATGCCTGAATGGTACCGTTACTGTTCTGCCTTGATGGTCTCTGGCATCTCCAAGAAAATTGCTTACATGAAGATTGTCATATAAAGTTGAGTCTCTTAAAGCCATTTTATTGTTTTCCTTTCCGGTCTAATCAGACCTTAATTCTCAAGAGCATCGACCTGGACAACTCCGCCTTCCCACACACGCCCCGCCGCCATTTTCTTGACCGACCTCACCTGAATGGAGTTATTCAAGTCCGCCCTCTCATTGATCTTGGTAGTTGTGTCCTGCCCGATGGACAGGCCGATTGCCCCCTTGTGAAAAGCAACACAGGTCCGCGTACTGCCGGAGAAAAGTAACATCCTTTGCAGGACGGTCAGGCCAGGATCCACAACGTCTGCTATCTCGATCCAGCGGTAACCTTCCCAGTCGATACCGTCGATGGTGCCTCTATCATGGATCTGGTTTTTGGTGAAATCGGAGCTTGAGGCCTGAGTGATCGCCAGAATGTCCCGGAGTTGCCCAGGACTGTAAAGCATGAATCTTTCACCCGCGCCGCTAGGTGCAGAGGCCTTTGACAGCAACTCACTGGCGTTGATAACCCTGGCAAGGTCAAACGCCGTGGCCCCGCCGATTTGATGAGAGGAAAGGAGTATCTGAGTGCCGAAAGTAATAATCCCAGACCCGCTTGTTACCGCCGCCGTGGTAGCCGTACCCGTTGCCGCGTCGATAAGGTGCTTATCGGCCCTCCGTCCCATAGCGAAGACAAGCGTATTGGTGTACCCATTTTGCGGGTTGACCATCGACCTCAAGGTGTTTTCATCCGATATAAGGACCGCCGCGTCTGAGCTTTGGAGCGTAACGGACCGCCTTGAGTGGGCAGGGTTTAGAATTTTGGTCTGCCCGAAAGGACTGATAACGTCATTGGCAATGACATTTCCCAGCCTTTCATGGGTATCAATGGCCGCCGATACGTCCCGGTGGACCATCGAGGGATCAATAAGGTTTTCGAGTAACGACCCCTTTTGTTGGTAGGTAAGATTTAACTGATCGTGGAAACGATAGACCCAAGCTTGGTCAACCGTAATTGATCCAACACAATCATGGGCTAACTTCCGCCAGGCATAGCCGAGGCATGAAACCAGGGCCAGCCACAAATTATAGAGTTTCATTTTTGGCAACCTCCGTTGTGTTTTTCGTGCGTGCAATTAGGCGAGACACGCACCGCCCGGATGAGGCTGCCCGAGTATTCGGACCTCCCTACGTTCTACGTGAACGCAACGGAAAGGCTTTCCCTTCTGTCACCCGGACCCCACAACGGGAGCTACCCGGAAATAACGGAGCCAAAGGCTCCGAGGAAGAAACACGGGAGTGCTAACTAGTCCCTACCGCCTACGGGCTTCCCAGGCATTAACCGCGGTCTAACCTGTGCCTACACGCTAGGGTCGGTTGTTTCTTCCTCGCAACCTGGCCAGTTAAATGGCCACCGCTAGGGCCTCACAGACCCGAAGCCCTAGCAATTCCCATTCAACATCCTATTATCTATTGGTCTTTTTATCCCCCCTTTCCTGCTCTTGCCTAACTTGATGCTCGTACTTATGGACGACCTCTTTGGGCATCCCGGTGATTTTCATAATGTGTTCCGTTGACCGGCCCTGCCTTATACTATTCTTGATTGTATCAACAATTGCTGGATGGTCAACATCGACCCCTGAATGCTTGGCCATAAACTCCTCCTGTTGGCTTTCTTCTGTTACGTCCCTAGCAGAATTATAGGAAAATAATTCCGCTACTCTTTTAATATGCTCAAGTGTCAAGCCTGTCTCTAACGGCTTAACGCTTTTCAACTCCCTTGAGCTTCCCCGCGTTAATACTGGCAAAGAATATCGACTTACCTTTTTTCTTGCCGTGCCGTGATACCATGTCACTCAAGATGGTGCGGCCTTTACTTGTAAGTGGCAACGGCAAAACTCCCGTCGTTTTTCATTATGCGCTTATCACCCCAATCCAATTGTTTATTATCAGCCGACCTGACCCAATGCACACCCAGAAACCAAATAGTGTTACTTTGCACGATAGCCCCTGCAAAGCTACACAATTCAATAAAGTCAGCCCCAGAAACAATTACCTCATCAGGGAAACCATGTGAAACCAAAAACTCATTTAATGCAGCGATAGTCAACTCGCTCATGTAATCTCCACCGTCCCCGTACCCGCAGCCCTCTTATAGAGCCCGTCAATGTGTTCCATGACACCTTTATCCTTCCGCCAGTATCCCTCATGCTTGGGATTGGTCTTATCACTCATAATAGCCGCGACCTCTTCCCGGACCTGATCGAGCGTAATGGTGCCGTCCCCGTGGGATACCCCAGGGACAAAGCTAGAGTCCTGCATAGCCAAAGGTGCCAGCCGCATCATCACGGACAGAAAGCCCGGATGGTCCCCGAGGCCGAGCTTATTGAAAAACTCGACCTCTTCCTCACTCTGAAATATCTTGTCTGTCAGCCGCTTGACGACCTCCTTACGCTCATCGTACTTGTCGCCGTATTCGGCCTTGAGAGCCGCCATGCCCTCATCGTAGGACGTTTTAAGGGTTGTCTGGCCGCCCTCAAGGGCCTTGCCATAGAGGGTAAGTAAGTCCGTGGCCAAGTCCTTGGAAGCCCCATGCTTGTGGAGGACGGTCCCGAGTTCCCCGGCCAAGTCATCAGACCACATTAACCCCTCTGCCAAACTCTCAGGCTTGGTTATGGCGTAAGCCTCGGGGGAATCAGGCGGAGCATTAAACAGGCCAGTCTCAAAGATACGTTTCTTGATACCCGCCAACTCTTCCGGCTTGGCATCCTTGGAGGGTAAAGGGATAGAGTTGCCCAACCTGTGTTGACCGTGGGCATAACTCTTGAGTACCCCAGCCACGTCCTTTTCAGGCATCTTTTCAATGATAGGCCAGGCGATAGTGTCCGCTTTTAATTCGTCGGTAATAAACTGCTCTAAGTCAGGTTCCACTTTTCACCCCCAACCTTTCCTCTAATTGTGTAATTTCCGACACGACATTGACCTCATGTTTGCGTGGGTTTTCAGCCTCATCAATCAATTCAAGCTCCTCATGGACAACTGACCGCCTACCATTATGGTAGGCAAGTTTAAGCGGATCGTTTCCTTCGTATATCGTGCAATAGATATTATCCATCTTGTGTTTAAGGACCAGTTGACCATGCGGGGTTGAATATGTGAGTTGAAAAGCCTGGGCAATGTTATCATCGGTTTTCCGGGTCCACTTGGATATTAGCCATTGGGTGAAACCCATCATGGCCCACCAATCTCCATCATGTGTTTCTGGCAATACCTGATCCCCAAAATGGTGCAGCAACAAGGTAGCGTACAGTTTGGATATTGGCACATCTCGCTTACTCGTTGCAGCGTCCTTTTAATTATTTCAATCACTCACTTCCCCTTTTTCTTAGTCGGCTTTTTTGGATGTTGTTTGTGTACTGACATTGCTTTTTCCTTTCCCCTGTCCTTGCAAATTGACCGGGATGAAATGGGCAAACGGATGATCTAACGATCCGAGCCGTACGCAACTATCTTCAAAGGCCACATTGGTTATGCTCAAGACTTCTTCAAGGCCAGCGGCTTTCATCGTTGCCCAATATAACCCCCAAGACATATGCGCCCAATTCACCGAGTTGAGGTTAAATGCCTTTCTTGCACTGATAATATCCGTGGCTGTCATGCTACCCCCTGGCCTTGCTGTCCCTGCTCGCCCAACGCCTTAACCACCGGAGCCACATTCCTTGCAACCTCACTACCCTCTTTCAACTGTGCCATCTGGTTTTCCTGTTGGTCCTGCTCCTCCCTAGCCTCCCTCACCACGCCTATTTCCTCTTCTGTACGCACCACCTTGGCCGGGACACCACGCACATCGAAGACATGGGCACGAAGTTTGTCTGGATCCAGCCCATCCCAAATCTGAGGGAATAGTTGCCCCATTGGTGCCAGGTCATTAATTGCCAGGTTGATAGCGTCGATGTCCCCCGCCCGTTGTGCCTTCGCTATTGGATTGAAAAACTCAACATCAATCGTGCCGTCTGTGTCAAAGACCTCCTCCGGTGGAGGGGACAACGCACCAGCATCCAGCATTAAATCAAACGATATATCCACGATGGCCGTTAGCCATTCCCGTTGTAACCGCCCATAGACAGGCCCGAGTAGGCGAAACAATAAGTCCATCTTTGTCAGAATCTCCGTTGCCGTCATCTGCGTCTTCTGGACTTCCATCAACGCGAGGATCTGATCCACAAAGAATATCTGCCTTATGGACCGCCTTAATTCCTCTTCCTTTATTTGACTGACCTCGGGGTGTGAGCCGGTTTGGAATGGTACTATTTGGTCCTGAATCCGGCCCCCGTGGGTATTGATGGACGTAAGGCCAGCCGGGACTAGCTTGAGACTGCCTATCACTGAGTCATGGCGGGACAGCACCGGAGGACGTATTTTCAAGGCCCAATCCTCAAATCCCATCCGCTTGGCCGTGTTGAGGGTCCAAGCGTCCGGAAAGGCGAGATCCCCACGGCCACGCCCCATGACCTCCCCAGGTGTCTTTTGATAGCGCGGGACGGCTGCCGGGAATAGGTTGTAACCGCTTTCATTGACAATATGCTTACTGTCTTTCTCGACCCAAACACTCAGCCAGGGCATCCCGAGGGATCCACCTTTACGGTCCGTCTTTGGTCGAGGCTCAATGTCATGGATAAAGGTAAATTGCTTATCTATCTCCCCCTTGGCCAGGGCTTGCTTCATATTCTCGGGAAGGGAATCTTGACCCCAGCGGTCCATTGTTTGACGCACGGTAAACTTAAACTCCCTCATCTCCGTATCGACAAGGCCGTCCGGTCCCTCCGCAATGACAAACCGGCCTATTTTATCGGCATGGACAAAGAATCCTCTAAAGCCCTCGATGGTTTTATTGACGGGTTGAGGTAATTCCTCCATAAGGAGAGATCCCGTGCCGAATCCAACGTAATCAATTAGTGATTCGGGTGCCTCCGCATAAAACATAGACGCAGCCAGGTTTTTGAGCATTCGATCCCTGGACTCTTCGAGCCATTCCTTGACAGGATCCAATTGGCTGATTTCCTCATTCCGCATCTTGAGCCCAAACCAGAGTTGCGCCGGGTTGATAGTGTGACCGGCCACAAACTGGGAGCTTATCTCCGCCGCTGCCATTGTGGTTGAGTCGTAGACACCGAGGGTCTGCTTTACCCCAGGAGCAAAGAGAGCATTGATACCCTTACGGCTGGGAGCGACAAACGGAGCCATCGCCTCCCAACGGTCATCAAAATTGCTCCGCTCGTTTTTCAGCTTATTGTAGCGGTTGATTATTTCTCTACCGTGGGTTGGCATCGTCTACTAACTCATAAGTCAGTTGAAAAATGTGCGGCTTACAAGGATAGAACTCACCCTTGATGCCTTTAATTATCCAATCGCCATAATCAGCGAGAATCGTCCCTTCCAGCGTACTTATTTCACAGCCGTCGTCAGTCTGTTTACCACCGCACCATTTAGCCACCGTTTCAGCTACCATCCCATTGCGTGAGTATTGGACAGCTTCAATCACAACTGGCTTTTTACGATACTTGTTTATCATCACGCCCCCAACTGCGTTTCGTTGATTTTAGGTTTCTGTTTTTTTTGGATTGCTTCTTCGCCTTCATTGTAGTGGTCAAAACAGTAATACAGCTCGTAGCCGCTCCCTACCCATCTATGCCATTCGGTAGGGACACCACAAAATTCACATTTATAAGCCTTGTTAGTCTCTGACTCTCTTGACATTACGCTCCCAACTGAGTTTTGAGAGCCGGGTTTTCAGCCGATAGAAAATCCCTGCTAAGTATCGTTGACCTGAATCCGCTGGCCCGTTGCCTCCGCCGTCTGGCCTCCGCCGCCGCTTGCTGGACAGCCGTATCACTCCGCTTTGGTGCTGGGGTTATCTTTGGGGGAGAGGGTGAGCTAAAGAGTCCTGCCATAGTTACTCCTTGGGATTCATTCGTTCAAAACAGCATTGCCGTTCATGTTTTACTGCCGAACCAAAACTAAATATTCCAGTCAATTGCCTGATAAACTCTAGGCGATAATGGTTAGGTTCAAACGCGACAATATGACCCTCCCGACACATGGGCAACTGTTGGTGTTTGGTAATCGCCACAGCCTGAATTGGAGCTAGATAATCAACAAAAAACCTTTCCAAATAATTAGGAGCCTCATACACATCCTTTATGGAAGTGTGGTCAATGTAATCAGGTAAGCCTGTTAGATCGAGTTGTAT